CGACTGGAGGCTGTCTGGCGAGAGCAGATCCCCTACAAGGATCAGCGCAGGGTCCGATTCCCCGGCCTTCAACCGCGCGGCGGTAATTCAACGGTAAGAACCCTCGTCTCATAAACGAGCACGTGCCCGTTCGAATCGGGCCCGCCGCACGCGGGACTTGTCATCGGGTGATGATGCCGGTGTGACACGCCGGTAAGCTGGGTCCGAGTCCCAGGTCCCGCACGAAGTGAACGGGCGTATCGTCTAGTGGTCCTAGATTTCCGGCTGATAACCAGAAGATCGTGGTTCGATTCCACGTGCGCCCACCACCCCAACCAGCGAGGTTTCTCATGTTTCCCTGTTTAGTTCTCACTCCATCCTGGCTTCCGCACCAAGTGGTTGTGTGGCAAAAAGCTGTTTCGATGCAGTATACAGGGGAGCTTGACGTCCTCGAGCAGTACGAAGAGGAGTGCCGCTCCCCAAGCATCACCATCCGCTTCCCCTGCGTCGCGCGTCTCACGAAGCGCCTCGCGCACTCGAGGAACGATGTGAAATTCTCAAGAAGCAATCTCTACGCCAGAGATCACTACGAGTGCCAATACTGCGGCAAGCGACCTGGACCGAAAGGTCTCAATTACGATCATGTGATCCCCAGATCGAAGGGCGGTAAAACAGACTGGTGTAATGTCGTCGCTAGTTGCATTCCCTGCAACTTGAAGAAGGGTCACAAGTCCCTGAAGCAAGCGGGGATGACGCTTCGGTCGTTGCCGGTGAAGCCGAAGTCGCTGCCGATGTCGGCGTCTCCGGTGCTCCTGCCGGCCAGTGTGCCGAGTCTTTGGCTACCGTACCTCTCCGACAGGATCACGCAGTTGCAGTCTGCATAAGATGCCCGGTGCGGCTACCGCCTCGTGCGGAGATGGCCACCGAAAAAAGAGCGAACGCCGCTCGGCCCCTTCAATGGCGTGACAGCTCGGAGAGACGGGTTTGGAAGCTACCGCTAAATGGTTGGCAACGGGGTCCGAACCCCCGGGTGAGAGAAATCTCAGGCGTTCGATTCGTCTGGCTTCCGCCACGGAGAGTCAATCGCTCATGGGAGCGAGCCTCGTTGCTAACGAGTGCGGCGGTAACACGCTGGGGTTCGAGTCCTCGTCTCTCCGCTACGCGCATCTAGACCAACGGCAGGAGTCGACTCCCCTAAAGCGAGTACAGTCTCAGTTCGAATCTGAGGATGCGCACCATCTCGGCTTCATATCTATCCTGACGTAGCCCAACGGCAGAGGCAACGCCTTCAAAACGCGTACAAGTTCGAGTTCGAATCTCGAGGTCAGGACCACTCCCGGTCGCTAAGGTAGCAACGCAGGCCTTGACCCTGCGAAGGAGAGTTCGAATCTCTCACCGGGGACTACGCCGGAGTAGCCCAACTTGGCAGAGGCAACACGTTCAGACCGTGTCCAGTGTCCGTTCGAATCGGACTTCCGGTACTACGCCGTCGTGGTGGAATTTAGGCATACACAGCAGTCTGAGAAGCTGCGCTCGAAAGGGCACTGCGAGTTCGATCCTCGCCGACGGCACTAACGAACCCGGAAATTTGACGCATCCGTCGGATTGCCGTATTCACTTCTGGTGCACGCCCCCGAGTGGACCGTTTCCTCTGTTCTGCGCGACATGGCGCATCGAGCCCGGGACTCTGCGCACCTGCACGAAGTGCACGGTGGCGAAGAGGCCGAAGTAGAGAAGTGGTCGAAATTGGCTGCTAGGTGGGAAAAACGTGCCGCCGAGTTAGCGAAAATCCGGGCAACTTCGCAGTCCGACCCAGAAATTGTTGCGCTTCCGCACCCTTGAGGTTAGATAGGGAGTGGAGGCGCAGGTATGTCCGGTTCGGCCAAGAAGGTAGTCGCTCCCGCGAAAGCTGCGAAGTGCCCGCACTGCAGTACGCAGACGGGGCATCTTCCTACTACTTATAGCCATCAAACAACCGATGGCGCGGGGCATCTTGTCGTCGTAGGACGGGGCTACTGCAGTGAAACGTGTGCTGTTGCCGCCGGCGCCGCGTGGCGGAAGACGCATGTGCCCGCGCCGGTGAAGACCGTGTCCTTGGCGACTGCGAAAGATGAAGTTCACGGCGGCAAGGTCCACAGGTTGGGGCAAACGTGAACGGTACCGAGTCATGAAGTGGTTCCTCTCCTTCTGTGACGAGGAGAAACCGGAAGGCGAGCGGTTCGTGGGAGCTTCAGTTGTAGAGGCAGATAGCGTTGAAGAAGCCACGCGAGAGGCGTGGCGAAAGGGTTGCAACCCCGGCGTGGACATGCTCGCCATCGAGTTTCCTGCTGACGTGCCTGTTCCCGACGAGTGCCTCAATCGTCTGATGTCTCGCGAGGAACTCGAGGCTTACGACGAAGTCTTCGGCGGCCTGGGTTTCGAGGCCGTGGCGGCCGAGGATGTGGTTGACGAGGACAGTGTCGGCTGTGCAGCGTGTGACGCAGAGAACCTTCGCAAGAAGATGAACTGAGACCGTTGAGACGATGACCCTCCAGATGATCTCCTCGAAACCGCCTGTCAAACGTGTCGTCCCTCGACTAGGGGGTACCCAGACGTTCGGACTGGCGCGAGCTCGCGACGATACAGGGCGGGTCGTCTCCCTGCAGCGCTCCCGTAGACCTCTGGCTCCTTCGGAGATATCGGTTTTACGGTACCTGTTCGCAGACCTCGAAGGCTACGTAGGCCTCGGCAGTTCATTTGGAGCCATGTGTGAGAAGATGCGCCTGTCGCAGATGGGCGCGTTCACGAACGAACTCATCCCCCTGGACGGCAACTTTCAGACGCTGTCGTCGAATCTTCCTGGCGGGGAGATACGGATGCACATCAAGGCGTCAGTGCCCAGCAAGAGGCTTCTGGACAGTCCCGTGGAGCACTGGGCGTGCTGGTCCAACGACATGGCCAGGTCCGTCAAGCAAGCGCGTGCGGCCCTGAATCTGATGTTGCAGTGGCGAGACAAGCCCTGTACGGTGAGACACTCTGACGAACCCGGGTACGCCTGCGGGGGATGGTTGGAGCACGCAGTCGTTCTGGCGAGGATGTACGGTCAGGATGAGCGAGCGGATGCGCCAATTGATCCGAAGGCGAAGAGTGACGAGGTGGAGCAAGTTATGGCCGCCTCATCTGTGCCGCCCCACGTGTGGCTAGACGACTTCCGAGACATCGGCGACGTGACCCCACTAGCCCTGATGACATCTACGGTGCTTACGCACGCAGTGAAGATGACCAAGCAGCTTCGAGAGACCACGCATTACGGACATTTCGACCGTTCCGTACTGGCGGGTGCCGGACTTACTACGTCCGATGTCAAGAGGCACATCGCCGAATCCCGCCTCGAAGTTGAGCCTCTCGAGGCGATGTACGATCTTCTTCAGACGAAGAGCCAAGAGAGTCGTCAGCGGCGAGATGCTCGGAGGGAGTTGACGGATACCGTGCGCAGGGAAGCCAACAGGTTGCTCGTGGATGCGGGTCAGGCGTATCTTGTGGCGAAGAGCAGTCTTCCCGTCGAGAAGCGCTCGAAGACGTGGAATAAACGGGCCTGGTCCCTGTCCTTCAATCGCAAGGTGCTGGGGTATCGAAACGGTCTCGCGCTTCTTTCTTGCGGGCATTACGTGGATGCTGTCGGGTCGAACGTGAGACGATGCGAGGAGTGTGCGGACAGATGAGCGACGTTGAAGACGTAGTCGTAGGCGACGAAGCGCCGCCGAAGCCGGAGGTACCGAAGGCGTTGCCAACCGACTTCTCTGCCGGACCGTTGAAGATACTGCAGTGGCCGCACGAGCTGCTACGTACGCCGTGTGAAGAGGTGACACCTGAGGAAGTGCTCACGCAGGATTTCGTCGATAACGTGCGCCGTCTGGCGTTCACCCTGGCAAAGCACGGGGGCTACGGGCTAGCGGCAAACCAGGCCGGATGGATGAAGAGGGTGATCATAATGGTGCACCCTGCGCAGTTGGCCGAATTGGGGGCTAGGCAGGATCAGGCGCAGGGGACGTGGAAACTCGATCTCGTTGCGCTCATCAACCCGATCATCACAGCCAAGCGCGGTGGTCCGATGTCGCGGCCTGAAGCTTGTTTGTCCTTCTTCGGCGCGGGGTCGGTATCTGTACCCTCCTTCGAGGATGTAGACGTCGAGTGCCCGGATATTGGCCGAGAGGACATCATGCCCTGTCATGTCGGGAAGCTCCGGTATATCGGGCTGGCCGCGAGGTGTGTCTCGCACGAGGTCGATCACATCAACGGGGTCTCTATGCTAGACCGACTCGGCACGACGCAGCGGCACTTCTTCATGAAGGAACTGAAGAGGGCGCAGCAGAAACGGGCGAGGGCGTCGTGAGTGAGTGGCAGCGACCGGAAGTGAAGCCGGAAGAGATGATCGCCGAGGTGACCGCTCGTCTGGAGACGAAGCAAAAAGATCGCCTCGTGACGCTCTATCTTGATGAGTACCCCGGGGTGAACTTGGCGTTCACTTGCGCGTACTCGAATGTATCCTCGCCTCCGATGCCCGGTACGGTCCGATGGAAGATCGACGCTGACCTTGCTACAGGTGCCATCATGCTGAGGAAGGTATGAAGAGACACCTCAACAAGTCTTTCGACATGCAGGATTGTCTTACGCCGGAGCCGTCGACGGTGTGTAGCGGAAAGGCGCCCTCCTCGCCTAAGCCGCCCAAGCGGGATGCTCGCATCGATGGCACCCTTCGGGGTCCAGAATACCCTCCGCCAGCGCCGGCGGTGGGCACCGACGAATGGGTAGAACACTGTGAAAGGCGAGGTTCTTCTGAGGAGTGGACGCGCAATATCCTCAGACAACATCGGGATCCTCGACGGGACATCATGCGATGATCACGAAAGAACAATCCGCCGCGTACTGTCCCGAGATACAGGGATGGAGCGAGGACATCCTCCCGTTCTACGACGATCTGGCGGAGGCGCTCCCGGACGGGTCTGTGTGCGTGGAGGTCGGGTCTTGGCACGGTCGCTCGATCCGGTACTGGGCACATGCCTTTGCCACCCGTGGCAAGCATGCTGTGAAGCTGTACTGCATCGATCCCAGTGTCGAGGGCGGAAAGTGGGGTCAGCCGGATGGTCTGCACGATGATTGGGGCCACCTTCTGAGCAATCTGGCTGCAGCACCTCCGGAGGAGCGAGCTCTGATTCACCCGGTGCGAACGATCTCCGTGCGCGCTGCGAAGATGTTCGGACGGAGGGAGGTAGCCGCCGCTTTCATCGATGGCAACCACGAAGAGCCGTTTGTCCGAGATGACATCCAAGTGTGGCTGCCGACCATCAAAATGGGGGGCATCATCTCCGGGCACGACTACGGCGCCGCTCCCGGGGTTACTGAGGCGGTGAACGAGGCATTCCGGCAGGACGAACTCGAGATTCGGGATAGCGTGTGGTCGTGGCGAGTGAGATGAGTACTGGGCCTGTTATAGGCACTACAGGGGCTTGGGGCGGCGCCAGCGCGTGGGAGCACCATTCGTGGTCGCCACAGTTGGCGTCGTTTATCGGGGACCTGCTCCGAGGGCAGGAAGACGCACCCGTTTACGATTTTGGTTGCGGCCTAGGACATTATTTGGCAGCCCTCGAACCGAGGGGATTCAAGCAACTGATCGGTATCGAGAAAGATCCGCCGGAGAACAGCGTGCTCGATTGGAGCAAGTACCTCTGGCAAGATCTCACCAAGCCGTTCGCATTCGAAAGGCGGGGCAACGTACTGTTTCTAGAGGTGGCGGAGCACGTGCCTGCGTTCTTCGAGGACGTCATGCTTGATAACGTAACCGGCGCGGTGGGGTTGGGCTGCTTCCTTGTCATGTCCTGGGCCGTGCGCGGGCAGGGCGGCGACGGTCACGTGAACGAACTCGACGCATACGAAGTTTTACCGCGCATCTTTCGTCGAGGCTTCGAGATCGATGCGGAGGCTACCCGTAAAGCGCGTGCGTGCATCACACAAAGCTGCTGGTGGTTCAAGCAGAGCTTGTTTGTGTTCAAGAGGGTGACTTGAAACTGAACCTCGGCTGCGATGACGACTTCTTGCACGATCGACAATGGGTCGACGTGGATCTCTGCGCCCATGCGTCGCACGTCGTCGTAGACGACGCACGCACGCTCGCGAAGTTCGAGGATGGGTGTGCGTCTTTCGTCTTCGCGTCCCACCTCATCGAACACATGACGTTCGAGGACGGCGAGAAGATGCTGGCTACGTGCTTTCGCGTCTTGAAGCCGCGAGGCCGCATCCGCATCTCCACGCCAGACCTGTTGTTCCTGGCGAGGCTCGTCGAGGGCAATTTGGGACCTTCTCAGATGCGTGAGTACGTGATGTATCAGTACCACCAGTCTCCGTCTTCTGAGATACCCTATCCGAGTCGATGTCACGTCGTGAACCGTTTCATGAGGGCCTGGGGCCATCAGTTCATCTATGACGCGGTTACTCTTGAGGCGGCAATGATCTCTGCAGGCTTCTCAGGTGTTCGTCGATACTCGGTGGGCAAGTCAGACACTCCCGAGTTGTGCAACCTTGAGCCAGTGGGTCGTATGCCAGATGGCTTTTTTCAGCTTGAGACGATGACGATGGAGGGGGTGAAGCTGTGATACCCAGGATCTTCCACATTCAGTGGTTTACGTCTTCAAATTGTGCTAAGCCGATGCCGACGGCTCTTCTCGATACCTGGCGCAAGTTCCATCCGGACTACGAGTTCCGCATCCGACGGGATGCGACCGGATTTCCATATCCTGAGCAGTGGGATGCGATGCGGGAGTTGAATGGCAAATCAGATCTCGCCCGTTTTTGGGATCTGTACGATGTCGGCGGGATCCATTTGGACACTGACATGGAGTGCGTTCAGCGCATTCCGGATTCCTTCTTGTCAGCCGAGTGCTTCGCCTCTTGGGAAAACGAGGTCTCCGCACCACCCGGCTGGATTGCTTCCTGCGTGCTCGGCTCGAGGCCTAGGTCAGCTTTCTTCAAGCGCATCGTCGAGGAGATTCCGAAGCTAGACATGACCAAGCAGGCCGTGTTCGAACTCGGCCCTGGCGTCATCACCCGACTGGCGAAGCTGCATCCAGAGTTGAAAGTGCATCCGGGTCGCACGTTCTGCCCGTGGCATTACGGCGGTCAGCTAGCTCCGGGAGACTCCCCTGTATACGGAATCCACCACTGGACCGGCACGCAGGGCGTGAAGCGCGATGAGAACGGCCGGTGGACGGATCCGCCCGAGTGGAAGCAAGCCCCCGAGCCGGAGCCCTACGACGGCCCTGTTCCCACCGTGTCGATCATCATCCCCGCGTATGGCCAAGCTAAGTACCTGTACGAATCCATCGCCAGTGCGTGTGCTCAGACTTTCCGCGATACGGAGATCATCGTTGTATGCGGGGACGCCGCCTCCGCCGATGTGGCTAGGAAGTTTGAGGCAGATGGACGTATCCGGGTTATCGAAGCTCCGCCCCGCGGCCTGTCTGATGCTAGGAACATCGGCATCGCTGCAGCGCGAGGGCGGTTCATTCTGTCCGGTCCGGACGCCGACGACATTGTTCATCCGCAGTTCATTGAGAAGACACTACCGCACGTGGAGAACGAAGAGTTCGCCATTGCCTCTTGTCGAGTGCAGGAGTTCGGCGCATCGAGCAACGTGTGGAATCTAGCGCCGTGGGAGGGGCTTCTTGAGCAGAACTGCCTACCGGCCATCGCGCTATACCCCAAGAAGTTGTGGGAGCTCGTGGGTGGTTACCGACCCGAGATTTCGTACGAAGATTGGGGCCTGTGGGTGGACGCCTTCGACGCCGTGGGCGACAAGTTGAAGGTCACGCAGATCCCTGAGTACCTTTACAAGTACCGAGTCCACGACGAGAGCCTGTTCCGTTGGGACCAGAAGAACGGGGCGGACCGGTGGTGGCGGGCGATGATTCGTCTTCTACATCCTTCGCTGTATGCCGCCGAGCGGCTTGAAGAGGATCGGGATACGATGCGCAGCATGCCTGGACCCCTGCTGGCAAAACTGTACGACCGGGCGGTGAAGTTTCCTGGCAACCACGCGCTTCGAGCGTTCGTGGGGATGGCCAAGGCGGGGCTGCCAGAGGTGCCGGTGCATCCCTCCCCTGCTGTTGTGAATCGTTGTGAGTGCATTCAATGCAAATCGGAACGCGAGGCCCTGGCAGCGATGAGGCGGAGATGAGCGGCGTGGAAGAGCAGCCCACAGACGAGCAGGTTTCCGCGGCGGCTCGCGAACTCGGCATCCCCGAGGTCTGCATCCGGGCCAGGCTGCTGCTCGGCTGGCGACCGCACGACGCGTTGACGAAGCCTCCGCGCAGGCGGGACGGTTTCGTTTTGCGCAGTTGGAAATGGCTCGATAGGACGGGGTTACTCGATCAGGCGAAGGAGAAGCCGTGAACGAAGGCGCACTAGACATGCGTAGGGCGAAGGACTTCGCCGCCACGCTCGATGAGACGTGGGCGAAGAAGAGTCACGATACCTTCTTGCGGTTCATCAAGTTACAGTCTGCGGAAGAGCCTCGCCTAGCCTTCCAGATGACTGCAGGCAAGCACGCACCCATATATGTAAGGAAAGGTGTACTAAGACGCTTGTTGGATACATCCGATCGAGGCGCGTATTCTAGGTTGGATGTTCTGGAGTCGCGAGTTAGCGATATAGAGGCTAATATCTCGCACATTCGTCGATGTGTAGGTCTCCCGCCTTACGCACCTTGACGCGGCCGAAGCTCTGAAAATACTACATAGGGAGCGGCGCCTGCATCCTCGCCGCTGCGGCGTCGCACCCTCTAAACCAAAGAGGACCGCCGCAGCGAAATAGCAAACGGCGCCCCTGGAGTGTGCCGATGCCCAAGCGGATCAACAAGCCGCGCAAGGCGTCGGCTGTAAAAGCCAACAGCAAGTTCTCCATCGGTAGCGCCTTCGAGGGGAAGAGCGTCCGGGCGGACCAGAACATCGCAGGCATCTACCCCGGAGAGGCGCCTGCCCGCAGGGCGTATGGGCCCCCGAAGAAGAACTTTGGTTCTGCTGCTCCTGTTGTTCCCGAGGTTGTTTCTCAGGGGAACACGAAGGACGCACTAGCTCCCCGTCCGCTGATCGATCGCTACCCGATTATAATCGGAAGCGGCCTTACCTTCGCCTATCTTTCTGCGGTGCAGCGGTTGGCCCTCGTGGGCTACCGCATGCAATACGTCGATCTCCTCCGGGAGATCCTCGAAAGAGACCCGCACCTCTTCGCGGTTGTCCGCAAGCCGATTCTGGCCATCATGAACGGCCGGATGGAACTCACGCCTGCGAAGTTGCCGAAGGGTCACAAGGATACAGATCGGGCGAAGGAAATTGCGCTCGACATCGCGTACCGTCTCACCCGCATCCACAACTTCAAGCAGAGCATCTATGCTCTTGGCTTCGGTTCGTACTACGGCGTCGGCGCGGTTGAAAACCACTACTCACAGGACACAGACGGGTCCTGGCTAGTTACTCGGCTCGGGTTCATCCACAGCCGTCGTATCTCGTTCCCCGACAGCAACTCGTGGGACATGTTCATCTGGGACCAGGGCCAGGTTGCCGGCACGGAACCTTACGGACAGAGCCCGACGAACTCGAACATGTTCGGCCTCCGCGTCGCGGACTGGCCTTACAAGTTCATCGTCTACGCCCCCCAGATTTCTGGCGATTACGCTACTCGTGAAGGCTCCGGCCGACTCGTAGCAGAGTGGGCGCTGATCAAGCGCGCCTCTGCTAGAAACGCACTTCGGTACCTCGAGCAGTTTTCGAAGCCGATTCCCGAGATCACGTACAACACCGCGGATCCGGATGCAGAAGGCGGCATGAAGCCGCGCGAGGCAACCGAGCAGGATATCAGCGCCGGCGAGTCAGCAGCGGCGGCCATCGCCAGCGGGACGCTCGCGAGCTTCACACACGCCGACAGCCTCAAGCTCGTGCTCAACACGCCCGAGGCACGCAACAACAAGATCACGTTCGACAAGCTTCTCGAAGTCTGCAACGAGGAGGAGTCGAAGGGCACGCTCGGCAGCACGCTCACCACGAACGTCGGAGCCCACGGTGGTAACCGCGCTCTCGGAGAGGTTCACGCTACCGAAGAGAAGAACGTGTTCTCGTTCTTCGCCGACACGATGTCCGAGGCATTGCGCGAGCAGCTTCTCACGCCGCTCACGCTACTGAATCACGCGGATGCGGAGCATCTTGTTCCGGTGATGAAGATCCACGTTGAAGACGAAGATCCGCACGCCATTCTGAAGATGGCTACGGAAGCAGCAGATCGAAACGTTCCTGTTGACGCAGATCGCATCGCGGAGGAAATCGGTCTTCCTGTTGTTCCGAAGTCTAGCGAGTCCGAATACAGAAGGATGCTCCCGCTCGACGTTACGGCACCCGCTGAGATAGATCCTTCGCTGACACCGAAGCCCGGTGCCGGCACGCTCGGTGGAGCGAAGCTCGAGATCGCAAAGTCCAAAGCAGCAGCGAAACCGGCTTTTGGTGGCGCGTCAGGTCCCCCGGGAGCCTCAGTAGCACAAGCGAAAAAGAAGCTTCAGGATCTGCTCGCCACTCTCAAGGCCCATCCAACAGAGAGTTTTTCTGGGGATCCTGCATTGGAAGCAGCACTTGTTGATGCCACGCAGTGGCTCGAAGGACACAGGGAATAAACCACATGAGCACGCCTACTCCGTTGGACAGCAATGAGACCTTCACGCCGCGAATCGCTGCCGCCGTTGTGGCGATGGCGGGTGCGGGCTGCCGAGGCGTCGTCAAGGCTTTGCCTGCGACGGCGACGGGTAGCGGCACCGGCGTGCTCAAGGGCACGTCGAACATCGTCATCGCTGCGCAGAACGGCTATACGCCAGCGGCCGGCGATACGGTGCTCGTGCTCGCTGGGTCCACGAACCTCCCAGCGGCCAAGGACGCTGGTTTCTACGTCGTGACTGCGACGGGCGGCGCGAGTGCGCCGTACGTGCTCACGCGCCCTTCGTGGTTTCAGAACGGCGCGCTCATTCCTGCAGGCTTGGCTGTCGCCATCGGTGGCGAAGACACTCTCTTCGGCAAGTCCGTGTTCCACTCGGATGCGGCGAACACCGCCAAGGTTGGAACGGACGATCCTCTTCTGTACCCGGACAAGGTCGTTCTCAAGAGCGTCGCTCTCACGTCCGGTACGCACGCCGCGATTCAGACCGTTCCGCTTAGCGCGAACACGGGTACTGTGAATGCGGCTCTGACCGTCACCTACGGCCACACCCCCGACGCTGGAACCTACGGCTACTCCGTGATCGTCACGGCCACCGGGGCTATCGGTACCGTGAGCGTGGCTCCGATCGCAACGGGTGCCGGGATGGCGAAGAACGCCTCCGACTCGGCGTCCGTGATCGACCTCATCTTCCTGAACTAGAGGCAGGTAGTGGCCGATTCTCAGACAGTCGCGATGGACCTCGCCGTTGGCGACGTACACGTGCCGGGTGCTGTGAAGAAGCCGGTTCTCGGTTACACCGACGCTACCATGGCGGATCTGCCCTCGAAGAAGCGCAACGCTCTTCCGGACAGTCAGTTTGCCTGGCCGGAGCAAAGGAAGTTTCCGGTCGCAGACGCCTCCCACGTCAGAAACGCTGCCGCGCGTCTTGCTCAGGAAGTGAAGGCCGGACGCATCTCGAAGGCCACGGCTGCGAAGATTCACCGCCGCATCGCTGCCGCTGGTAAGAAGTTCGGCGTCGAGGTCACTGCCAGCGACGACGTCGTGTCGGTAATGCCTGTCGGCTATGTGAAGCCGGAAGCTGCGGCTCCCGATGCTGTATCGGTTATGCCTCGCGGTCCGTATCGCAAGCCCGCGATGACGATCACGTACGATCATCCGGAGCACGGCAAGTTCGAAATCCGGCACATGAAGGATGGCACCGACGAACTTCGTCAGGTGCTTGAGTTCTCAGCCGGTGCTGCGGATGGCGACGGTCCGGTCTGGAACCAGATCTCTACTCGAGGCAGTTTCAAGGGACATGGAGCCGGCGAGTTCTCACTCGACGACACGACCCTCGGTGACATCGTCCGCAACTATAGCGAGATCGACGGTAAACACGTCAGTTTCGACTTCGAACATGCGTCCGAGGGCGACGCGACCTCCGGCAGCATCCCGGTCACGGGCGCTCCGGCGCAGGCCTGGATCAAGGAGCTGAAGGTTCAGCCCGACGGCCTACACGCTCTCGTTGAGTGGCTCGAGCCCGCGAAGACGTACATTCGCGAGAAGAAGTACAAGTTCGTTTCTCCGGCGATTCGCTTCGGCGCTCGTCACCCCGTTTCGGGCAAGCAGATCGGCGCGCGGCTCACTAGCGTTGCCTTGACCAACCAGCCCTTCCTCAGGGGCCTCCAGCCTTTGGCAGCGAAGGATATCGTCGCAGCCGCCGGCACAACCCTCCGCACCCCTAGAAGGTCCATCAACATGAGTGGATTCGCCGCCAGCTCCCACGAGTTCATGCCCAAGATTCGGGCGTGCCTAGGAATGCCCGAAGCTACTACGCCGCACGAGTGCCTCGAGCGCGCTCGGGCGATGCGCGAGATGCACAAGGCGCAGGACCAGAACGGCATGTCCTCTGGCGTGGACATGAGCGGCTACTGCGACCGCATGCGTGAGGAGCTCGGCGCTCCGATGACGATGCATGTCGACGACATGCTCGACGCGGTGGAAGAGATGATCGAAGCCGCGATTGCAGAGCACGAGGCGCGGATGCACCCCGGTCAAGAGTCGGGCGGCGGGGCAGAGCGTCAGATCGACAACGCTACGGCGATCGAGTCCGACAAGGCTGCTCTGTCCGGTTCGGCGCCCCTCTCCGGCAGCGCACCGATGTCCGGCAGCGCACCGATGTCTGGCAGCGCACCGATGTCTGGAATCGAAGAAGGTGGTTCCGCAGCAATGAACGCCCCCATTGTCGGGTCCGGTAGTGCTGCCGCTTCTGGCAGCGCCGCCCTCGACACGTCGGGCTACACGATGAACGACAAGGGGCAAGTGACCAAGATGAGCAAAGAGGACGTTATGGCCGAGTCAATCGCGATGAAGGAAGTCACCACGAAGCTTACGGCCGCGGAGGCGCAGGTCGCCACGCTCACGCTGCAGCTCAACGAGAAGCAGTCGAAGCTCGCGGCTTCTGAGGCGCAGATCGTCACCCTGCAGGCAGAGGGTGCGGCCCGTGACAAGGCCGAACTCGATGCTCGCGTCGAGACGGCGTTCGAGGATCACAAGGATTCCCAGAAGCTCACCGACAAGCACAAGGCGCTTATGCTCGTGGCGGCCAAGGCCGACCGCAAGGCGTTCGACGAGGTCTACCCCGTCCTCCGTGGCGTCAAGAAGTACCTCATGAAGGACCTCACCGGAGGTGGCAAGGACGTCGTCGGAAGCACCGACGCCGGCGCAGCCGCTCCGCCCGTTCCCCCGCCTCCGGGCGTTGAAGCGGGAGAGTCCGCTTCGGATACTGCAGCGCGCCTCATGAAGTCCGAGCCGACGCTGTCTGCTGCGGATGCCATGACCAAGGCGCTCAAGCTTCACGCAGGCAAGCGGTAACACCCACTCACCAAACTTTTCGGGCTACACCCAAGGAACATACGGGCATAAGCCCGGGAGAAAATCATGACTGCTACTCTCGACGGAACGATCATCCCCCGCCAGCCGAAACTGGAGATTTCCATCCTCAATCTCCAGGTCACGGACATCCCTGCCAACTCGGTCGTGAAGATCGATGCGACCAACGATCCCGCTACGCAGTTCGCTGCGACGCCTGGCGCGGTTGGTCTGGCGGTGCTCGAGGCGGGTGCTAACGACTACCCCTGCGGCGTCACGATTTCCGACACACCCTCGAAGGCTCAGGGCGTGATGCAGATCGGCGGCTTCATCTACTGCGTGGCATCCGGAGCTATCGCTGCCGGTGCGGTCGTTGCGCCGGATACTGGCGGAACGGTCAAGACGAACCCCACAGGTCACCCCGTTCTTGGCGTCGCGTGGACGGCAACTGCTGCCAGCACGGATCTCGTCCTCGTCCAAATCAACATCGGCGCAACTGGCTAATCCGCCGCATCGCCGCCCAACCCGACCAGATTCCAAAAGAAGGAACTCACAATGACCGTCGCCAAAGACCTCGCTCTGCTGTCTGATACGGCAGGTAACAACATCGGCCGTCTCGACTACGAGACTGGCCGGCTGTACGACATGAATGGAAAGTACGAGCGGACCCTCGAGTCTCGCGGTACGGACCATTACTCGGACGACGACGTGCTCGCTTCTTTGGGCATGCGGGATCCGGTGCAGCTCGACGCGGCACTGTCCTTCCACGCTGCCAGTGGCGACGTGGCCAAGCGCGGCAAGGCGCTCGGCAAGAAGCTGCAGCTCAAGAGCGGCGGCCGTCGGGGCGATACCGTCTGCATGGGGGATCTCGCCATCGGCGACGTCCACATCCCCTCGGCGATGCCGAACGTGGCCCTCGGCTACCACCTGGAAGACGGCGTCGCTGACATCGCTCTCCCGGTCGTGCCCTCGGCCAAGCAGAGCGACAAGTTCTTCACCTGGAACAGCGACAACGCGTTCAAGCCCGTTGCCGTGAACATGGGTGCAGCAGGCGGCGCTCCGAACGAGATCAGCCCTGCTATCTCCAACACGCTCTTCTCGGCGGCTGAGTACGCTCTCGCGTCCTACGTCCCGACGGAGATCGAGGCGAACACGGACGCCCCCCTCGCCCCCTACCAGGCGGCGGTGGACATGGTCCTCACGAAGCTTCGCATGGCGCGCGAAATGCGCGTGGCGTCGCTTCTCACCACGAGCGGCAACTGGAACGCGAACAACGTGCTCGCGCTCGTGGCGGGTCAGCAGTGGAACGGCGGGGCGTCTACCGACCCCATCGCGAACATCCACTTCATCGAAGAGCGCAGCTACCAGAAGATCAGCCGCATCGTCATGGGCGGACCGGTCTTCCACGCGCTGCAGCGCAACCAGGCGGTCCGCGCGTACCACTACGCGAAGACCAATGATCCGGCTCTCCCGAACGCGCAGGAGCTCTCGCGCATTCTCGAGTTGCCTCCGATCATCGTCGCGGAGATGAAGTACACGAACGCTGCGGGTTCGCCCACCTACGTGTGGCCGAGCGCTGCCGGCAGTGCGTCGAGCGTCGTGCTTCTGCACGAGCCTTCGCAGAACCCGCCCTCGAACGGTCGTGAGAACGCGTCCGGGTACACCTTCCGGTGGACTGGCGCTTCGGCCCCCGATGGTACGGCCACCGGTGGCTTCATGGTCCGCAGCTACTACGATCCTCGCCGTGGCGGTCGCGGTGGGCGTGTCGTGGTCGTGCTTCACAACGATGCCGAAGTCCTCACCGGCCCGATTTTGGGCGGGTTAATCACCAATTGCGTACAGTGACACTGTAATTTAGTCGCTGGATTCGACGGGAACTGAACATCGCAAAGCGAGGAAACCGATGACTGAACAGAATACAGCACCCTCTTTCGTTCAACCCGAAGACCTGCCCGAGAACCTTCGTTCCACCGAGCCTGCGCCCAAACGCGGGCCCGGTCGGCCGAAGAAGGCGAAGGAAGGCGTGGAACTCCGCGCTGTGCCCAAGCCGATGACCCCGGGACAGCGTCAGGCCGAGTGGCAGCGTCTCGAGCGAGAGGCTCGCGCCGAAACTCTCGGCGTTTCGGTTTCCTCCCTGGAGCCTCTGGAGGAGCCGAAGGAGAACTGGAGGGAGAGCCTCCCCAAGCAGTCGACGGCGGCGAATCCGCTGTTTGCTGGCCTGTACCGTCTCACCGGCGGGCACGTGTGCATGGAGATCGACAAGGCCACCAACAAGTGCGTGACGGCCTCCCCCGGCACGTACGTGCGACTCAGCGCTGAAGACGGCCGCAGCGTGACAGCTCGGCAAATCGGCGTTCGCGTCGCGGACTGATACACTTCTGTGTCGAGCTACTGGAACATCGTACAGGCGGATCTCGAGAACAAGACGTCAAAAGCGTTCGTTCTCGCCGCCTTCGATGATGGCACCGGTACGATCAACACGGTAGCTATGACTCAGGTAATCGCGGACGGTGAGACCGAGCTGCAGTCCTGGCTTGTTGGAGAGCTCGGAGGTCAGGTTGCTGTATGGCCGCCTGACATCTCTAGCGACCCGTTCTACAAACTCTGCGCCTTGGACTACTGCACGGCCTTCATGGTCGAGCGGCATACCGAGGCTGCGAAGCAGGCGGGGCTCGGAACGCATGAGTCCTACTACAAGCGAGCTTCAGACCGCGCAGAGCGAGTAAAGGCTGGACGGCAGGCCGCTACGGTGGCCACGGAGTTGCCCGCAAACCAAGGTGGGATGACACCGAACATCGATCCCACCATGTACTGCAGCCCGCCTGGAAAAAGTCCCCTGACTGGAGACTTCTAATGTCTACACAAACATCTGTCGGCGGATCCACCGGACCCAACATCTCCGACCCGCAGTCGATGACGCCGCAGATGTACGACGGCGAAGTCGTATCCGCGCACGGCTCTGCTCCGGCCGCCGATTGGGCACCCACGCTATCCGGTAAGGGATTCGCACGGGCGTTCACGCTCGACGGTGCTGGCATCGTGAAGGCCGACTTGCTGGGCGTGGGTGGTGCAGGCGGCGCGACCGCAGTACTCATCCCCCTTCCCGCAGGCAAGTTCGAGATCGCGGTAGTCAAGATCTACTCCGGCGCGCACGGCACCACCGCAACCGGCATCACGGCGTTTTACTGATGTCTACCGGACCGAACATTGCTAATCCGGCGTCGATGACGCCGCAGATGTACGACATCGAAGCCGTGTCCGTAAGCGGCGCTCCCCCCGGTGGCGATTGGACGCCTGCGGTCGGCAAGAAGCAGAACTTCGCTCGCGCGTTTTCAATCAACGGCGCGGGCAACGTCAAGGTCGACTTTTTAGGTGTTGGCGGCTCTGGTGGCGCGATTGGCGTTGTCATCCCGCTGCCCGTCGGCAAGTTCGACATCGCGGTGAAGAAGATTTACGCCGCAGGCACCACGGCTACTGGCGTTTCTGTTTATTACTAGATCGATCTGCACTCAATGATATACGACGGCATCAATCGAGTCGAAGATCTACTCATCGAAGCCATCGACGCGCGAAGTGGCGAGCGTGCCCGCGAAAAAGCGGAGGCCGAACTCGTGAAGGCTTTCGTGCACGCCGGCGCTTCCGTACGACCCCGCCGCATCGTCCAGCCAAAGTGGACACTCAACTAACACGCAATGATCACTGCTACCGTCGAGGGTATTCCGGAGCTTCGAGCCGCGCTGCGGGCGACACACGAGAAGCTCGTTATCGGTCTCCGCGGAGCATCTCTCGCCGCCGCCAAGGCGGGTATTGAAGAGGCTCGCGCGAACCACCCGTACACCGACCGCACCACCAGCCTCAGCCAAGATTCGTACGCTGAGCAGGTCGATGTAGACGGTGCGTTGATGGCTGAGATGGTGTGGGCTCCTCCCGTTCGTCCAGTATACGCAAGTTACGTAAACGAAGGCACGACCAGGAACAAGGCGTACCCCTTTACACCGCAGGCCGAGCGAAAAGCGCAAGAAGTTCTTGAGCACGAAACGATTGAAGTGGTCAACGCGGTTGTCGCGGAGATCAACAGCCTGTGAGCAACAACGGCGTGCAGGCCGACATCTGCAATAGCGAGGTATCTGAATGAGCGGTGTATTCGAAGTCGCCGTTCAGACGGCTGCAGCAGCCGCCGGCGCCGCCTACGCCGAGTTCCAGAACACCGACGCCGCCAATGGTCGTGTTCTGCACCTCGTTGAGTGCGGTTTCACGACGAACGCAGCGACTCTCAGCAAGGTTGGGCTCATCCGCTCGGCAGCCGTCGGCGTTGCTTCTGGCACGCCGTCTCCGGGTCAGACGAAGGCTGCGTACGATGTCACCACCCCCAAGGGGCAGGTAGTCGTAAACTGGTCTTCACCGGCCACGATCGCAGCCACTCCGTACTTCTTCCGGCAGCTCGTTGCCGCTGCGGTGGCCGGCTCCGGCACCGTGTGGCCCGATCAGAGTGACGCGTGGGAGATTCCTCCCGGCGGCTCGCTTCTGCTCTGGAACTTCGACGGCTCCTTGAGTGGGTCGATTCTCTCTGCCTTTTTTAAGTGGAGGGAGTGAAAGACTGAGGGCTAGATGTTTGTCATCCCCGGCCGTTTTAGCGGCCCTGGCAACGGCCCCACTCTTTTAGCGCCCCCTCCGGCACGTCCGCTTCTCTCTCCTCCGCAACGCTCTCGCGTTGTTCCCGTAGCGTTTCTACAGCACCTCTACGTCCCCGGCAGTGCCGTTGGTGACACCTGGGGTGCGGTACAGATTCCAGCTCAACCGGCGCCCCAGTTTGCCGGCTACTCGCCAGTTCTAGCTCCTGGTGGCAGCGGGTTTCTTCCTCCCGGTGATCCGGCGCTGGCGATCGTTCTCTCGTTCCTGTACGCGTTTCTCGTGACGGACGGTAACTCGAACGCCCCCTGGACGCAGGCTACGGGCTATCCGCTCATCAATTCCGAGAAGTCCCTTTTCGCGCACAACCCTTCCGACTGGGCCTTCAACGAGTCGTATCTCCCCGCTCTCTTCCTCTGGCGTGACGACAACATCGGCGGCAAGTTCGAACGGGAGGCGGACGACTGGGAGATCGAAACTTCTACGTGGACGATGCTCTGGGCTTTACCGCTCGGAGATCAGTTCCGGCAGAAGGATCGTTCTCAATTCGCGAATCAGTTCGTGAAGTCGGTCGTCACCGGTATCGAGCGGGGGGTCACGCCAAGTTGGCTGCAGCCCGGGGATTCGAATCCGGACGCATCTACCTACGGTTCGTACCTCGGCCAGTACCTCAACATGGTCCGGTTCCGCGCTCTCTCGTGGAAGAGAAGCAAGATTCGAATCGCATTAGCTAACGTCCCAAAGAACACCGCCGAGTCCATCAAAGAGTACCCGGCCATCGAAATGCGATTCGAAGCTCGCGAGCGTCTCAAGCCGGATCTTCGTCGCTACCCCGGGCTGAATTGCCTGGAACAGAGCATCAACAATCCCGTGACCGGTTCCCGTAACGGTAACGAGCACGATAACTGAGGCCCCATGGCAAACGTTCGCCGCCCCAAAATGCTTCGACTGGTGATGAACCCCTTCGTGCACCTCGACGCAGAGGGTCGGCCCGCGGCTGCCATCACGCTCGACCCGAAGTTCGAGAACCCTGACCGGCGCTTCATCGGTGCCGTGATGAAGTCCGAAGTGCTCGAGCCGCGTAACGCGGTGGAATTCGATCGCAAGCGCAAGGTCGTGAAGGGTGACAACCGCCCGGCCGTGCATGACCGTTGGTTCGAGTTTTCGTGCGAGCCGGTTTCTGTTCTCGACATGACCGAAAACGGCAACACGTATTACGTGCAACGCGCCAAGGCAGGTCCGGGCGAGCTCGGTCCGGTGGTGCTCCCTGCGAACAAGGAAAGCGCCAAGCGTCTCGGCGTCGCCTTCCGAGACCCCAGCGCGGTCGTCCTCGAGACGGCCAAGCAGGCGGCCAAGGCGTGGGCGGCCGACCACGACGGCGAGGTTCCCGAGTGGGCCGCCGGCGGAAAACTCGAAGAGATGCACCCCTCGCACGCGTGCCATGCGAAGCTCGTAGCGGCACACAAAGCTCAGGTTAGCGGCGCAAAGGCAGTCAAATGAGCGGCCCCATCGTAACGATTGCCGGTTTCTCGGCTTCCGATAAGGTCCCCGGATTTTACGGCCAGACTCTCACGGGTCAGGGCCCGAGCTCTATCCAGAGCGTTCCGCTTCTGCTCCTCTGTGTCGGTATCATGGACACGGTCGGAGGGCTCGCGTCCCCGAACACTCCGTACCTGATGACGTCGGACAGCGATGCTAACACGAACTTTGGCTCCGGCATGCAGGTTTCGCGTCAGGTGTACGCGGCGCTGCAGACTTCCGACGCCATCGTGTGGGCTATCGGCATCGCCCCCGCGGGCGGCGCTGTCAAGGCCACGGCTGTCATCAACTTCGCTGGCACTTGGTCCACGGTCGGCACCTTCGGGTACCGCATCAACGGCGAGAGCCGCACGGTGACCGTGGGCGCTGCGGATACTCCGTCGACGCTCGCTACGGCCGTTGCGGCCGACATCAACAGTCAGCTCCTCTGGCCTGTGACGGCAGCGTCTGCGCAGCTCGGCTCCGGCTCCGGCGCCACGACCAC